CCAAGGCAGTCAGAGAATACACAGGCTGGGAGAGGAAGCCAGTCTTCCGCAGAGGATTCTACGAGGGAGCCGTTCAGATTATAAGAGCTCGGCTCTACGAACAGTGGGAGACTCTGAGGCAGCAGTCAGTCAAGTCCACGGCTCTGGTGGTAAGCAACAGTGAAGCCATCCAGGAGTACATCCAGGTCAACTTCCCCAAGGTCCGTGAAGCCAGAGTCCATCAGGGCACCAGTTCTATCGACGGTCTGATAGCAGGCAGAGAGGCAGGAAAGCAGGTGGACATATCCATCAGGCGCAAACTGGAAACGACCACCGTTCCGAGGTTAAGCTAATGGCAGAACGAATCACAGTAAGGCAGGCAGCGGCATCAGTTCTCAGCCGCTGTGATGGTGCCAGAACTTTGGATGGGGTAGGATTCAACAAGTTTGATTCCTACTTCGTCCGCTCTCTGATGGAGCAATCCAGTCTGTCACCTAAGCAGGAGAGGGCTCTGCACAAACTGCTGCGGAAGTACATCAGGCAGCTTGAGTCCTATGGCATCGACTACAATCAGATTATTAAGCCACCTGAGGATACTGGAGAATCTACCTCAGAGGCCGCTAGAGCCAAGCTAGGGCCGATGGAACTGGAGCTTAGTGAAATACCATACCAGAAAGGAAAGCGGCTGGCTCTGCACTCACACAAATCCTTCAGAGAGGAAGCTAAGGCCATCCACGGAGCCAGGTGGCAGCCAGACATGAAAGTCTGGTACTACTACCCATGTATTGAGTCTCTGGAAGGATTGCTTCCGTATCTGGTAGACAAGACCATCAAACCCAGTCCCGAGGCTAGAGAAGTTCTGGTCGGTCTGTTCAAGCAGGCAAAGCAGAGGGAGGCAGTCCAGAACATCAAGGACGGCAACGGTCTGTCAGAGAAGCCACCAGTCAAGACCAAGCCATATAAGCACCAGGACGATGCCTTCCAGGTAGGAGTGGCAGTTGACCAGTCAGCGCTACTGATGGAACAGGGTACAGGCAAGACTCTGTCGGCCATCGGAGTTGCAGGCTATCGCTTTCAGAAGGACCAAATCCAGAAGCTCCTGGTAGTCTGCCCTCTGTCTGTGGTCCCGGTCTGGCACAGCGAGTTCCAGAAGCACGCAGACTTCCCATACAGGCTCTTGGACCTCACCAAGAAGGATAATGACCAGAGAAAGCTGGACCTCACGTTCTCATCTCCTGGGCGGCTTCTGGTAGCACTCATCAACTATGAGTCCACCTGGAGATGCGATGACCTGCTTCTGAAGTGGAAGCCAGACATGATAGTGGTTGACGAATCTCAGAAGATTAAGAACGGAAGAGCTAAGCAGTCCAAAGCTCTGTTCAAGCTAGGAGACCAGACCACCTACAAGATGATTCTGTCTGGAACGCCCATAACTCAGGGTCCTCTGGATACCTGGTCGCAATACAGATTCCTCAATCCAGACATATTCGGCAGACGGTTCATCTCACACAGAGACAGGTATGCCATCATGGGAGGCTACGGTGGCTATCAGGTGCTTGGCTACAGGCATCTGGAAGAACTAGCCAGCAAGGCCCACTCTGTGGCTTTCAGAGTTACCAAGGCCGAGGCACTGGACTTACCAGAGACAACAGACCAAGAGCTCATGGTCAATCTGTCATCTGAGACGATGGACATATACCAGCAGATGGAAGAAGAGTTCATGGTCAAATTCTCTGACACTGAAGTCGCTACCGCCCCCATCATCCTGACCCAGTTACTCAGGCTGCAACAAATTACAGGTGGATTCTTACCTACCGAGGACAAAGTAGTCAAGGAGTTCGACTCTGCCAAACTGAATGCCCTGAAGGAACTACTGGAGGACCTGCCATCGGAGAAGAAGGTGGTCATATTCGCCAGGTTCGTTCCAGAGATTGAAGCCATCCGGAAGGTCAGTGAGGCTCTCGGGCGGAATCCAGTCACACTCTACGGAGCCACCAAGGACCGAGGCAAGGTGGTCTCTGACTTCCAGGATGACCCGAAGGTCAAGGATATCATAATCCAGATACAGACCGGAGGACTGGGTATCACTCTGACTGCCGCGGATACGGCGGTCTTCTATTCCACCACCTTCAGCTTTGCAGACTATGACCAGGCTAAAGCCAGACTGCACAGAATAGGGCAGAGGAAGCCAGTGACCTACATCCATATTCTGGCATCTGGCACTGTGGACGAGGAGGTCCTCCAGATACTAAAGGATAAGGGGGACATGGCTACCCAGATTGTAGACAGGCTGAAGGGAATAAATAAACTAAAGTACCACCAAAATAGCCCATCCAGACCATTTACAAAGGGCCCTCAGTCCCTTATAATGTCAGAGGATACCACAAAAGGAGGAACCAAATTGATAGGACTGGATAACAAAGCAAAAGGTGGATGGCACTGGGATGAGACCACCGGCAAAATTATCAGAAGGGAGGAAGACGGTTCAGTATATTGCTTGCGGAAGGCGGACACACTGGAGGAGGCTCAGGCAGTGATTGCCAAACTGCATGAGGACCAATTAGCCAGACTGGGCGGAGCCCAGAATAAAACGAAGGAGGATACAATGGCTAAGAACAAGAAAGGCAAAGGAACCAAGGAGACCAAGGTCACCAAGAAACAGGCAGTCCAGGAACCCGAGGAAGTAATGGAAGAGGCAGTTGAGGAACTGGAAGAGGTAGTCGAGGAAGAGACCACTGAGACTCCAGAACCCAAGGCCACCAAGAAGTCCAAGAAAGCTCGGAAGGCAGAGAAGGCAGCTCAGGCAGAAGAACCTGCCCCGGCAGCCAAATCCAAGAAAGCCAAGAAAGCTGAAAAGGCAACCCCCGCTCCGGAGACTAAGAAAGCAGCCAAGGCAACTGACGCCAGCACTGAAATCTCCGCTAAAGAACTGGCAGCCGAACTGGACATCGACCCCAAGGTCCTCAGGAAGACTCTCAGAGATATGTTCCCGGACCACGAATCCAAAGAACGGTGGGTCTGGAAACGAGGCTCCAAGGAACTGGAACGGCTAATCAAGAAGCTCCAGAAAAGTTAGCTCTGCCAGTATCCACAGACCAGAATAAGGGGGCTCAGCCTAAAAACTGCAGCCCTCTTATTTTGTGCCTGAAATTGGCTGTCTGAGGTCCAAATCTAGGCCTCTCAAATTCAGTCTGAATAGTAATACACATGCCTATTCCAGGCTGGAATCAGTCCAGGCTGCTTTTCTGTCTGAAGTCTGCCATCAGTTATCCAGTAGCAGCTTTCTGGTCTATCACCCTTTCTGCAATCCCTGCTCAGAGAGCGTAAGATGAGTGCCAGAGGCCTTATCCCTACCCCGCAAGTATTTTACTATTGCTGCTCGAAAATAGGGCTCTAATTTTGGACGCCCAGATACAAGGATGCCCTCCCCCAGTGAATAACACCAGAGGAGGGCTATGGAAGGAGGAACCCGCCCATCAGGTTGGCGCTCCTGTGAACGGCTAAACTACCACCACCCCACTAGCTTTCCAACTCCGTAGATAATAGTGGCTATGGCTGTCAGACTGCCGCCTCCAATTCCTACTATCTTCTTCTTACTGACTTCCTTGACAGTAGCCCCTAGTCCATGCCTTTCCTCACAGCGGGCAGCAATGGCAGCGATAGCCACTTCTGACTCTTCCACGCGTTCGGTAGTCTGTTCAAGGCTCTTCCTGATGTACTTTACGTCTCCGAACAGTCCATTGTCATCCGGAACGTCTGGATGCCCACAGACCGCAACCTTTAGCGAGGTTACTTCAGCGTAGACATCGGCAGTGGTTATTCTTCTCTTACCATTGCTGTTCGCCATTCGTCTCTCCTTAACTTAAATTCTCCTGCAGGATAATTCGCCCGATGGTCAGATACGAGTCAGCTCCACCACTACCTGAACCATCACTATAGAACTGAGCGAACCAATACAGTTCACCAGTGGGCAAATTACTGGAGTGAGTATGGATGAGAGAACCATCCAGCCAGAACTCGACGCTGGATGCTCCGTTGATATATATCTCCAAGACGTGTCTGGTATCATCGGCAGGTGCTGACTCACCAGAAGTAGCTCCTCCAGAACCAGCCGAGACCTCAGTGCCCCATGAACTGGAAGACATGTAGAGCAGAGCCAGGTTCTCTGTTGCACCACTGGGATTAGTACTCGATGGAGTCTGCCTGAATCCGATGTATACTTCCTGCAAGTCCTTAGTGCCATCCAGACTGAACTCGAACCGACCATAGGGGTATCTGGATGGATTCCAGGTAGTCGCCTTGCCACCAGTAGAGGCTGCTTTCTGGCAGATGTAATAGTAGGAACCAACTACGTCGTCGTTAATCTGAAGCACAGCCTGGTGACCAGAGAAGTCTATTGTTCCTGAGCCTACCAGAGGACCACCATCTCCATCAATCTGTGCTCCGATGTCATCCGTCATCCAGTCAATAGTGACCTCACGGATGTTCTTGTGGACTGCATACCTCGGGCCAGCATACAGGTCGTAGAAGTGTCCCTGCCCCCAGGGATTAGCGCTCTCACCAATAGTCAGAGCTGCCGTGTTGGGTATCAGGTCATCTTCCAGAGTCACCTGGCCGTCCATACCCTTGAGATACCGAAGAGCGTCTCTTAGGTCTGTATTCCAGATGGACGATGTTATCAGGTCTCCGTAGTTTCGTTGTGTAGGTCCACCACTCGGCCATGACATTATTCTTCACCTCCGTTTTCGGATTCCGCAGCGGCTATCTCTGCAGCCTCTATGGCTTGTAGCTCTGCCAGCTTCTCTGGATAATTCTCCCTGAGATACTCTATCTCATCCATCTCGTTAGGTGGTTCCTCATTGATGGTGCACTCTTCGCATTCCTTATCCAGAGGACTTGCCTCACGTCCATACTTAATTCCTAGAGCCGACAGAGCCACAGGACGTGAGGCAGAACTGCCTAAGACCGGTTCACTCTGTAGAAGCTCGTCTGCGTGTTCCTCGTTCTCTCTCTGCAGGTCTTCCAGAGTTTCGCCTGGATGCCATTCTCTCTTCTGGAGAGGACGCATCAAGAGCAGGGACTCAATCTCCTTACGGTTGTCCGGGAACACCACTCTGCGATACTTGTGTCCCATATATCCGTTATAGCATGAGTGACAGATAGCCCAGCCTTCTTCCCAAGCGAACTCACCTCCACCACAAGGGCAGGTTATGGACCAGCGACCATTAGTGACCCAAGCCTGCAAAGGTTCCTTCACTGTGTCGCAGCCCATGTCCTTCAGACCGTGCTTCAACAGGTCTGGCAGAATAATCTTGCGGCGGAAGTCCATGAAGCTCATCTTGAACCAGGTGTTAGCGGTTATGATGTTCATTGTGTTCCTCCTTATAATCCTAGTCTCGTTGTTACTCCGAGCTCTGAGAAACCGACCACTCCCAGAATCCAGAATAGCCCCTCAGCCTGACCCTCGGTTCGACTGAGAGAGTACGTAGTGTTGTGAACAGTTCCACCTTCGTTCAGCACGTACTCCTGAATAATTTTATCGATGAAGTAATCCTGGTCAATACCCAGATTGGTAGATGCCAGAGTTATCCGGTCCGATATCTTCCTGACTAGACACTGAATCTTAATCTCATCATCAGGGTAGTCAGTCCAGGCGTTGACTATCACTCTTATCGGAGAGGGCAGTGGGTCCTTGAATCTGGCAATTAACCACTGAGCGTAAGCCAAGATGTCGTTATAATTGCTCTTGAATCTGGCGTCAATCGAGATGGTCCTTTTACCATGCTGGTCTTGACTGGTGGAGTCCTCTTCAACCACAGCCATAGTCAGTTCCTCATAGATGGTTCCGTATACCAGTAGCGTGGCATTGTCTGGAGCCCCCACAGGTGGAGAATCTGGTATGACCATGAAAGCGTCGTAGTTTCCAGCATTCTCGATAACGAACTTTATAGCCTGCCCATAGTAGGTGGGAGTTACAGTGATATCATCAGAGACATCCGTTCCAGACTTGTCAGCTGCACTGTTGGCATTCCAGTGGGTACCCTTTACGAGAGTGTCAGATGACTTTCTAGGACCAGCTAAGGGCGCCCATACAGTAATAGTACTGTTGGCTGGAATGAAGGGCGCGCTCTCGTCTCCAGCCGGAGCATACCATATCCAGTCCTCATCGGGCAGACCATAGTATGGGTCGATGTACTTATATCCAGATACCCGAGCCCAGTTCTTAACATCTCTCTTGCTCCACTGGTATCCTATCTCAATAAGCTTCTCTCCAAAGTCATACTGACTGGTGAGCCTAGCTCCTGTAACCCTATAGTGTCTACTCTGCCAGAGAGCATCACCATCAATATCAACCAGGAAGAATCCTCGAGTGGAGTCCTCCATCTCTCTGATAGCAGGAAGAGCGAAAACCTGATGCCACCATCCAAGCTGCAGTGTATCAACCCCAGCATCGAGATTCTTTTTGGTAGCACTCCAACCAGCTCCATCCAGAGCATCCTCGACCATCTGTGACTCATCCGTGTCAGTTCTGAGAACTGTCTCTATCTCTGACCCAGCAAGGTCGTCGGAACCATCCACAGCCAAGATGTAAGCCGTCAGGTTATCTGGCTCAGGATGCGGTTCGATTTTATCTATCTTGCCATAGAAGTGTCGATAGGTTATACCCTCATAGACTTCGTAGACGGTCAAGACTGCACCAAGCTGCAGAGTTCCGTAGTAGGCTCCGCCAGTATTCTCGGGAGAGAAGTCACCATAAAAGTTGTCGCAGGTTAACTCTGCTATACCAGCAGCGGCGTAACCGAGCTCCTCATCTCTTCCTCGTTCAGTTCTGGCAGACAAGACCATCGGATAGCTAGGCTGAGTAAGCTCATACTGTTCAGGGTCAGCTTCATCACCTATCCAGACGTATATTCTACTTGGCAGAACGTTATCGTCCCCGTAGAAGGTCTCTCCACAGTCTGTGACCAGAACCGCCCTGAAGTGGTATCTGGTGTCCGGGTCTAATCCAGATATGTCAGCATAGAAGGACTCACCCTTTCCGAGTCCAGTTTGAGCCGCAGTATTGTTCCCATAGGCTGTAGTCTCTCCCCACTGGAAGTAGACAGTTATGTCATCAGCATCCTCAATGCCTTCATCCTCCTCTATGGTTCCATGCAGTCTGGCAGTTGTACCAGTCCAGAGAGTGAATCCATCAGTCGTGACCTCAGCGTCTATCCAACAGATGGTCACCTTTATATAGTCACAGACTACAGTCCCATAGCTAGCTGAATAACCTATTCTAATTCCAGCTTGCAGACTATCTAGGTCATCAAGAGTCCAGGCTACTCCAGTCTTAGGATTCAGTCTGACTACCTCACAGACATCTCCTGGTGAGGTACTCCAGACAGATGCTCCATGCTGACTGCCCTCATACACAGTTCCTCCCGTCTTGATAGCTCGATAGTAGTTACCATAGGGATAGATTGAGTGTCCTGGTCTAGCCTTCCATTTTATCTTGACGATTCCTTCAAGTCTCTGTTGTGGGTTAGTAAGACTGTAGAGGTCTCTGGCATAGTTAGTTGAAGAGGCGTGGTAATATACGTAGTTTCCAGAGAAGGCACCCCAGGCTCCAACACCCGGGTCGAATGTTGCGTCTCTCGACAAGCAAGCCTGCCAGTGAGTTGCTGACCCCGCTAGTCCTGGTATATTAGTCTCATCACCAGCTCCGTTTGGAACAAGGTCCTCTGCATCCAATGGTGGTCCTGCATAGCCAACAATGTAACACTGACTATTAGCGCTTCTAGCAAGAAAGGTCTGAGCATCAGTCAATGACATATAGGCTACCATCGGACCGGTCCCATTGGAGTAATTATTAGAATATCCAGAGTCCTTGCGAATGCTATAATACTGATTGGCATGTTGGAAATAGACCATCACCATGTCACCGTTGGGGGCGATAGCAGATACATCGACTGCGTTTTCCGAGCCTATACCAGTCTTTAGTACCCAGTCAGTATAAGCTGAGAATCCCACGCTGGCAGTAACGTACCCCAGTAGATAGAAGTAACCACCAGATGACGTATAGAGTTCAACCTCTTGAGAACTGTTGCAGCCAACTATTATATAACTGTGATATCTCATTGAGCCAGTAATAGCCTGAGCACTGTCTGGATGTCTAGCACCCATTGTCTCTGCATAGGGGTAGGTAGAGCGCAGTTCAAATATTAGTGCTGTCGCACCAGGAGCCTGAGCTGAGCAGTCAACAGTCTGCCAAGAGCCCGCTGCGGGGGTCTTATTCACTCTGGTAGCTAGCATAGTAACACCAGCTCCCGTATAGCCATGCAGATAGATATGGTCGGAACCACCAGGGAAGTAGACCTCTATCTGACCACCAGAATCACAGGGTGCGATAACGAAAACATGAGCATCAGTATAACAGTAGTATTGAGTATTGGTGCTATCACTAGGATGTCTAACACCAATTGACCTAAAACTACCTCCTACATCAAACTCGATGATGGCTCCACTAGAACCAACAGGAACACCGTAAGTCAGAACTGAGATAGTCTGCCACCCGGATGAGCCGGGTGTAATATCTACTCTGTCGTTGCCTATCGGCATCATTATTGTATTACTCATTATCTACCCAACCTTGTCTCTTCTCTGGAGATGGTCTGCATCTGCCTGGAAAACTTCCGAGCATCCGCCTGCGACCCTGTAAAGGCTTGAGAGTTGAAGTTCACTGTTTGAGTAGCTCCACCTGACATAGAGGGGGCAGTTTTAGTAGCCACAGCTATGTTGGCTGGAGTCTCAGAACTCCCGGCCTTAGAGAGTGCTATGATTCCCGCAGTGGCACCAGCTGCCAGACCAAGGCCTATAGCCAGCTTGCCCCATCCGATAGGACCAGCCAGAGCTGCTACGAGAGCCTGAACTATAGCCAGACCACGAAGAGTTGTAATCATGCTGCGAATCATAGGTAGAGCAGCGATTATGGCACCAGTCGTCGACATGATAGCACCAGCTGAGGTTACGAATATCGCTGCTGTCTTGCCAGCTTCACCTCCTAGCTGGTTCATCAGACTACCCACGGCAGTCAGTGCTCCACCAGTGGCCGTCAGCGTCTGCTGGAACTGTTGCATATTGAAGGCAGTAGCCTGAACATTCTGACCCATGACCTTCATTTTGTCGGAGGCTTCATCTCGCATTCTGGCGACTATAGTGATACTTGCTTCGTCTGCCATGTCAACCTCCTGTAGATTAAAGACTTATTCATAGTTCCTCCTAGGGGTCATAGGAGCCACCAAACTGAGCGACGTTCTTGACGTTCCTGTATACCAGCATCTTCTCGAGTAGAGGTTCAGGTATGCTGTCTAGAACATCAGGTGGGAATCCTAGTTCCATCACCAGTATAGCCTCCTTATAGTCATGCGGAACTGCGAACTTCTGCGGCAGCTTCAATGCCAAGAACAGAGATTCCGCTACCTCTCTGTGCCGCTCCCTGCTAAAGGGACTTGAGTGAATACCTCATCGACCTTCTGCTTAAGAGCCTTATACTTACTCTCTGGTAGATTGTCCAGAATCTCCCTGGATACTGGAGCTGAGCCTGGTTCCAATCTGAGCTCTGTAGCTGTCTTCTCACTGAAGGTCCAGGATAATACCTGACCCAGGATACAGGCATCATCCACAGCTACGAGGTCTGCCTTGCTCCAGTCAATACTCACCTCAGTTGCTTTCACCTCAGCCTTAACAACCTTGCCATCGGCTATCTTGACTGTGGTATCTGGATACACCAGAGCTGGTCGAGTAATCTCCTCGATTCTTCTCTGAGTTCCATGTCTCATCTCAGTGAGCATGATGGCCAAATCACCATCCCCCATATCGATTGTTATTTCCCGTTCCATGTTAGTTCCTCCTTCCATCTACTAGAATGTGGTTCGTGATACTGTGCCCTGAACCTGAAGTTCCACTGTGGCAGTTAGAAGATTCCCGACTCGTCCGGTAATGTTATAGTTTCTTATCCAACACGAGCCAGTATACTTCGGATAGCCACCAGTACTTCCGAATGGTCCGTAGAAGAATGTTCTGGTCGCCGTATGTGTTCTAAGTGGACCAAACACAGTATCGGTGCCGACCAGAGCGTCCTTGCTTCCTACCAGTTCCAACGTTACCACGACATTCTCGAGTGTTGGATGGTAGTAGCGACCAGACCTGTTAAGCGTAGTAGCTTCACTCAGGTCTCGCGGTCCAGGCAGTCCGGCAATAGAGACGATGTAATCTGTTATGTCTCTCTCAGTTCCGCTGCTGTCCTGGATGGTAAACTTTTGAACCTGTGCATCAAAGACTACTGGGTCTGCCATTTTACTTTACCTCCCTGATAAGTATGCTGTTACTTTATTGCCCATCTCATTGACAATCTGTTGTATGTTTCCCCTTAGTCTGGCAAGAACTCTCTGGTGATAGGGATTGGGGAAGGTCCCTGGATGATGAACCAACAGAGAAAAGACTACTTCACCCCCTATCTCGAACCTTAGAGCCTTAGCCTTTCTTGGTCTGATTTCATGAGGCTTGGTTCCTTCACGAACTAAGAATCCGTAGAAGGTTCCTTCCTCGGTCATGGCTGGCTGCAGAACCTCGAGCCTCTGATTCTTTGGCTCACCGGATAACCTGAAGTAGGTGGACCTTGCCAGTTTGCTCTTCCTCTTCGGTGTCTCGTTAGCCAGAGGACCAGTGCCCTTCGCAGGAACTATCAGACGACCCAGCTTCCGCAGACCTTCATTCAGGGTCACACGGAGAACTGCCTCAGGAGCTCTGTTGAGTTTGTCCTGCAATTCCTTCAGTCCATAGGTTTCAAAATGTATCTCTGTAGCCACCTTAATCCATCCTAGCAGGCTTTACTACCTCATGTACTTCCAGATACATGCGTTGGCCTCTGTAGGCCGTCTTTTTGGAACTCAGTGGCTCTGGTGAGTCACCGTTCAGTAGCTCAGCCTTAGTTACTCCTTCCAGACTGTTCAGCCTGGGATATTTTGCCAGTGTATCTATGACCTTCTGGCGTTCTGCTGCCAGAGTAGTCTCCATATCTTGAATCTTGCCTCGATAAGGAACATAGACGTCAATCCTCACAGTCCAGATGTGCCTCATCAGCTTGATGGTTACTTCCTCCCTTCGAGTAGAACCATACCAGACTCGAACCGCCCTCTCGAAGCCTTCCTTGATTTGACTGGAGTCACCAGCTACGCAGTTGTTCGTATTGAAGTCCGCATGAGTCTGGATAGCTGTGACCACTGCTGCCTCAACTGTTGCGTAGCTCATTCTGAATCCTCCTCGCTTGTGGCTGTCTCTTCAGTGGGCAGGACTCGGGCTCCGGGATACTCACCCATCCTCCGCCTGTAGAGTGGGTCCTTCTCCTGAGCACCAGTCTTAAGCTTGGAGAACCTTCCCTCGGTCATACCGGCCTTCAGCTTCCTGTCCCAGATTCTCTTCAGCGCCTGATTGAGATAGCGCTCATACATCTGAGGCCTAGATGCTCCGGTGTCTACCATCTGTGGGTCGTAGGCCTCGGTTGGTATAGTCCCCAGGAGTCTGGCAGAGGCTCCATATTCATTAGCCGCTTTCAAGAATCCATAGGCGTAAGGATAGCTAGTTTCATCCACAGGCACTGTGTAGCCCATGACATCCAGAGCTGAGTTGATGTCAGCTGCCACATTGTCAAGTTCAGCCTCTACCTGCTCAGTGCTGGGGACCGTTGTCTCTGAGAAGGTTCGGTCCTTTACTATATCGCCAATAAGCCTCTGGATTCCTTCAACGGTTCCATAGGTATTGTCATCTAACGGCATGATATTCCTCCTTTCTTAGTGAACTGCCCAAGCAACCTCTTGAACTCTGAGGTAGAATCCGTTCTGATTCTGGTCACTCTGAAAGTTCACTGTATCACCCTCATGCATTAGAAGATGAAACTCGTATAGAGCTCCAGCTGTCAGATTGGCGTTGGTGTTGAAGTAGAGATTGAGGGTAGTCGTAGACTTCTTCAGTTTGGCCACGAGCTTTCCGGCTGATGGTAGCATCACTGAGATGCGAAAGGCCGATGGATAATCAGAGGGAGAAAGGTCAGTCGTGAGAAAGTCGTTATTGGCATCCTTATTCCCATTGTGCTCATTAGCCTTCTCTATTGGAAGAGCTTTTCGTGTTATCTGCCTAGCAGACCTTGAGTCCCTTGATGTCGCTGTCATTTTAGACCTCCTTACTTTTACTTCGGGTGACTGGGCGGGTCAAGCGCCCTGACTATTCAGTTTATTGTGGAGGGCCGGCGGGGTGCTCAATGAGTCCGTTGGCCGACCCTCCACCAGAATTACTCTACCAGTCCCCTGTCAATCATACCTGGGGGAACTGGCGCTACATTGGGGTCTTTCCCCGCGTCCTCTGGAATTACCGGAGGATTGAATTTGGTTGTTTCTTTCTTGGTCATTTTACCCCCTTATTCCTCGTAGTGGTTGTTGGAGATGCTGTACCCATCCCCCTGAAGCGTGGCGACGGTCTCATCGAAGGAGCCAGTGTCCGTGGCGTTACCAGTATAGTTGTCACAGATTTGACCATCTCCGGCCTGAGCCTGGTGGTTGAAGAACTTAGCAGGACTGGCGGGACCGATGTTGTTGTTACCCTTAATCAGAACCTGCCTCAGGTGAGAGCCCGACTTGACCTCGATACAGTATTTCCCGGAGCCGATATTGTAGAACCTGTTGCGCTCGATACCATAGTTCCAGCAACCCTGTGCGCCATCGTCCTCGAAGTAGATAGCAGCAGTAGTGTAGCCAGTCCACAGACCATCGAACTCGCAGTCCTCAATCTGATTATCAGCACCGCCCTTGCACTGGATAGCGTATGCTTTCGCAATGCCCCAGTGGTCGAATCGGCAATGCTTTATCAGACTCCAGCCACCGGCTGAGCCACCTGACTCGTTGCAGTCAATCAGCAGTGAGGGTCCGGCCGCCTGAGACCCGCAGAACCCCAGTCCGACTAAGACACAGGGTTGCAGAATCGTAGCAGCTGGTCCATCCGTGTGGGAGCCGTAGATACAGTGGTATTCTCCCATGGCGAAGGGATTGCCCAGCATATCTGCTACAACCACGATGCCCTTCTTGTTGAATAGGACTGAGGTCGTGACTGTCTGGGTTCCTCTGTTGACATGAATTACATCTCCATGCCAGTCCGTGCACTTATCAATGGCAGCCTGCATGGTCAGAAGAGCCTTATTAGGTGAGAGACCGGAGTTGCTGTCGCTCCCGTTCTGGTCATCCACGTAGTAGTGATTGCCCAGGGAGTTCTGCTGGTATCCAGCCGCAGACCCGAACAGGTTATCAGTTGACAGGTTGTCGAAGTGCCAGTGTCCTCGTTTTCTTACAGTCATTTGAGACTACTCCTTTTTAGAGTCACCAGCCGGGACCAGGTGGCTAGCCCAGTCCCGCTGTCGCTCAATTTTACTTTTAGCTTACCGCGGCCGAGAAGAAGTAGCCGAGGTCGGTTCCGGTAATCTTGTTGGCGAATGCGTGCTTGCCTTTCAGCAAGTCGCGGTCTCTCCAGTCTTGCCGTGTGCTGGAGATTGCAACAGTGTAGCCACTGCCATCCAGATTCCAGGTAAAGGTGTATCCGGCAGCGGGTACCCTGAGGCCAGGTCGAGCCGGGACGTGAAGCAGCAAAGCGTTCTTACCCCAGATATAGCCGTTGGAAGCCGTGCCACCCTCAGCCCCGCTGTCGTAGACAGAGCCACCGACCAGCAGAATATCGACCTTCAGCGTCCAGGATTCCGGGGCTGGTGTACTTGAATTTCTCAAGCAGATTCGGGTGCTCTGCCAGAATGTCAAGGACTTCCTGGCCGATGACCAGTGTGTTGGCCCTCTGTCCGGTTGACTTCTGGATGGTCTGCTTGCCAGTGTTGACGTCCTTCACCGGGTCAGAATTGTCGTAGTCGTCCCACTGGGTAAAGCCCGTGCCTCCGACTACGTCGGTCTCCCATTTGCTGGTGGCGAAGATGTCACCCGCCAGAGCCAGTTCGCGGTTAAGCATGAACTGCTGAGCGAGCCATTCGGCGCCGGTGATTTCCAGCTCGACCGCCTGGTCTTGATTCTGGACGTCCTCATCAGGAATGCCATACCCCAGATGGTACAGCTTGCAGTAGTACTCATCATCGGAGAGGGTCATTCTGCCCTCAGGGTATTCATCACCCGGGGCCCGGCGTTCGACAGAGTTTCTCAGCCAGGGACCTTTCGCCCAGACGAAGTATTTGTCACTCTGCTTATCAACCGGAACCTGCGGGAAGATGCGGTCGGCGATGAAGTCCTCCTGCTTATAAGCGATTGCTATGTCGCTCAGAGGTCCGTCGATGTGGAATGTTTCTTTAGTAGGACTCGGCATTTCAATTGCCTCCTTATATAGATTCTTTCTGCCTGTTAGCAGTCACCCCTGGCATTGGCCGGCCACATGAGGCCTTCTCCTACCTCACTGGCATCACCCCCGATGGTGCACATGCCACAGCAGTAGCACGTTGTATCGGTTCCGGGGTCCCAGTTGTAGAACTTGCCATCTGAGCCACAGCGGAGTAAAGCGCCAGCCGCCACCGTCTCACCGAGTTCGATTGGCGTTCGACCCATGACGCATACCAGAGCCTCTTCCCCACTACCAGGTGTGTTGAGAAGAACTCCGACGGGTTTGTCGGTATCTGCATCTACCAGGTCAACCGTTCGGTCGTCTGACAGAGCGACACCGTAGTACTGCTCATCACTGAGGTCTTCATCAGCGATGAAAGTCTCAGTCCAGATTGTCTTTTCGTTTGCGGACATCTCAGTCCTCCTTACTTTATTTGCGAGAGGTCGTTAACTCTCGTCTTTGGAATACCGGAGTGCAGGATTGGCCCTCATCACTGCCTTGTGAGCATCTGCCTTATTGGCATCGGGGTGCTCCTTCATGTATTCGGAGAGCTTCGACTCGTAGTCGGCACTGCCCTTACCAGAGACCGAAGTCCCCAGGGCTTTTGTGGCGGCTGCGCCCATGCGGTTGAGTTCCTGATAGGTCTCAAGCATGGAGTCGGCCTTCTCCTTACCGCGAGATTCCTCAATTTCGGCTAACTCCACAGCGATGTCCTCGGACTTCTTGCCCGGGATAGCTGTGAACAGGCGCGTCTGTTCGAGATAGCCATGAACGCGGTTGGTGTGTTCCAGTCCGGCAATCCGCTCATCCCTCTTCTGGAGCTCAGCGGTTACTTTCTGGAATTGGGCCTCTTGGGTGGGAGTCTGCTTCAGGGCCTCGATAGCAGCCAGGATGTCCTCGATGGTAGTACCCTCGCCCAGACCCAGAGCCTGAGCAATTGCCATCAGACCAGCCATGACCTCGTCCTGAGGGGCCTCTGGCGGCATCTCACCTTCCTGAAACTTGGAAGTCATTTCCTTTAAGGTTAGTTTGTTCGGCATCTTCGCCTCCTTAGTAGATTTTTGATTCTGTCCTTTGTTCTGGGGGTCTTCCTGTGACTGGTGCTCACGTCTCTTACTGGTAATCTGGTCGAACATGGCCCGGAGGTTGGACATCAACGCTCGGAATACTGGGGCACCGCGCATCCCCTTGATGGTGTCAGACAGTTTGTCATGAAGAGTATTGAACTCTCGTTCCAGATAGTCAGCACCACCATCCTTTCCGAATGTGAGCACGTGGGCTTTCTCTCGTCTTCCCCCAAAGACCAGAGCCCTATCGAGCGTTGCTTCATCCACAGCGGGTTCCTCAGCTCCCAGCAGTGCGACCGCTGTTATGGCTGAGGCATAGCCCCCGATATCATCCTCAATCTCAACGGATACCGTCGAGTAGAGGCCCGCTTCAATCAGGTCGGCAATCTGCTCCGGGACACGCTCGAATGAAGCGAGTAGAAGATTAGACCTTCTCTCAAGCGTGGCCATTCGACCGATGGCGATTTGACCCTTTCCTTGGTCGCCAGTTACCAGTTCAACAGGGATGTCCAGCTTCTCAGCTATCTTCAGGTTGAAGCTGTCTGGTGTGTGTCCCGCCTTAATTGGGACGTTACCTGGAACTCCAGCATTGAAGGCTGCTACCAGACCGTCTACGTCTTCTTCAGTCCAGTCTCTAGTAGCTCCTGAGCTGTCCGTCCAGGTTCCGACAGCGAAGACTCTGACTCCTACTGCCGTTTTGAATTTGGGTGCGGCATACTGCTTTACCCAGCCGATGCGAGAGTAGTTCCAACCGGCTTCTTCCAGTGCTTTTAGCGCATGTTCGTTCGCCTCCTTTTCTGCTTCTTCCACCTGCTTAGTGGAACTGGTCATAGATGTTGCGTAGGCCTCTCTGAAGACAGACCAAGCCTCTTCTGGCATACTATCTGCATGCTGTCCGGGCCACTGACCCGTTACCTGATGTTCCAGCCATGCACAGAACCCTTGAGGCGAAGCCTTATCTGAGTTCTTCGCTACGCATTCCTCGAAACTATTGTAAGGTCCGAATGGCATTATCTCACCTCCTACTTTCCAGGTTTCCCGATGGGTCCTTTACCTCCACCCTTGCCTGTTCCTCTTCCAGTCCCACCGCTTCTTATTTTACTGCCAGGACATGGTCGTGATTTCGCCATGACTTAATAACCTCCTTTAATCTGATAATGCAGACAGTGACCTAGCTGCCTGAGGGGTCAAGGTATAAAGAAGTTCCTTCTCAATGGCTACGAACTCAATCACTATATTGGTAGAGTTCTCCTCTGCCTCTATGTGATTGCTGAAGCCAGAAGGTGTGGTCTCACCTGAGTTCTTCCTGAACTTCCCAGATATGTCATAAACTTGACCCTGAGCATCTGAGACTAGAACCTCAGTGGGCCCCGATTCCGATGCCTTGATTCTGAGTTGGTTAGGTGCAGCCATCTTCTTCTCCTCAATCGTCATATACCCCTCTATGCCATGCGCCGTCTCGAAAGACCTCTAGATGACAGCGACAGTTACCTCGACAAGTAACTTGGCCCGCTGGCACAGTGGGTAGTGCATCCCAGTTTTCATATTCGCCAGCCAGCTCTGGACAACCATAGAATCCAGGACTATGCTGACAGTGCTTAGCTCGTGGGTCAAGAACCCAGCGGATTGGCTCAAGTGGTTCTCCACTCTTTCTGCGTTCCTGCTCTCTGGTCTTGCCGATAGTCTTCTGAGTCTCAAATATCATGACCCAGAATCCTCCAGCATACTGAGGTGGCATAGCACGAGCAGTATTGAAGGCAGTTCTGAGTGCTGCAGCATTGGTCGCCGTTCCTCTAGCTATGTCAGCAGTCAGTTTAGCACCAATGGCTGGAATGAGTGCAGCAGCAATCATGTTATTGCCCTCAGCCTTACGCTCCTCAGCTAGTCTCTTAACCGCTGGAGTGTCCGACCTGCTACCTCCGGACAGATTCTTGGCTATATCTATTCCTCGGTCATACACCTCCTTCAGTTTTATCTCTAGCTCTCTTAGAGCACGTTCGAATACAGACTGCTGTTCTTCCACAGTGTGACCAGACCTTGCGAGTTCAACCAGCCTTCGTCTGGTCTTAGCACTCCACTCGTCGAAGACCTTAGTCAGCCTTCTCTGCTGCCTGTTAGTCGCCTGCTCCCAGTTACCTGGTGACAGACGTTGCTTCATTCCACCTGGTAGCTTATTTGTGAACTGGTGCATTGCTTCCTATTCCTTTTACGTCAAATATCCCTGGAGTCGCTGGCATCTCTGCGTCTCTAGGCATCCCCCGTTCTTCATCTGGAAGGTCGGGCCAATCAATCAGTTCTCTCAGGTGGTCCTCATCCACATCAGTAGGTGTAAATATCTTCGCGCCTGAGGCTTGATTCAACGTTGCTATCAGAGAACCTATGTCAACCTTGCCGGGAGGCATCCAGACTATCTTCGGCAGGTCTGTCATACCCGGGAAGTAGTTGAATGAGAACAGATAGGGGACAAGCTGCTGGTTCCAAGCTTCCACAACCGACTCCTGTATTGCACCTATAGCTAGATTGAAGAAGTCTTGTGAGCCCCTTACCAGAGCCTGTGTCCCTACCTGTTCCATCCCCAGCATAAGAAACTGGGCGAACATCCTCATCAGGATTTCCTTCTTCTTGCGCTCAATAACTGAGCCGATGTCATACATCTTCGAACTGGAGCCGTATGGGTTTATCTTCACACCAGGAGGAGTGATGAGGTATTCATTCTCATCTCGTCTCATGCCCTTCAGGGCTTCCTCCAGGTCGTCCTCATCCTGCTCAGTGATATTGCCCTCAGGCAGTTCTGCCACTGGCATACCACCAACATCTCTCTCGACACCTATGGCCTCGAAGACCTCGAAGTCTCGAAGCATTCTGTAGGGCCAATGCAGAGACAGCAGAATCGAGTGACCCTCAGGATTGCCCTTCCTACCTCGGAATGTAGCGTGTACGCATTTAGACAGAGGTATGGGTATCAGGTCATTGGTATTGGGGTCTCGCTGTATCATCTCGATGACCTCATCCTTCCTGTCACTGTCGAAGGTCCACCGTTCCAGTGTCTCCTGGCCCCGTGGGTCTACGTTCCTTAGCCAGAATCTACCGTCGTTCCTCTTCTCCAGTACAATCTCTGCGTTGGCCCAACCGAAGTCGATGGATGACAGCATATCCTCAGCGTGTGAGTTCCAGGTCTGTCTGTGCATGTGTGTCATGTTCTGGTGCAGCCACTGTGCAGCTGCTATGTCTCCAGGCGTCTGTGCCTCAGCTGGCTCAGTGACAAACGGAGCCTTGAGCAGAGGCAGCTTGACTGCATCCAGCATAGTGGCGACGATATAATAGTCTCGCATCTCCAGGTATTGCTTGACTGCCCGGCTCCAAGTCTTGAACTCCTTCTGCCAGTTCTCATATACAATACCAGTGCGATGCTTCAGACCTCTAACGCCGATACCAGACTTGCCGTTGCTATTGGTCTGTGCTTTCTGGTATCTGGTGTTGCTCTTCTTCTCCGTAGGTTCCTTCGTAGCTGTAGCAGTCTCAGCCTGAGCCTTACGGGCGAAGAAGTGGTTTCTCTTGTCTCTCTTATTACTCATTAGCTCCTCCAGCTCGATGTCTTCTTGCCTCTGCGGACCCCACCGGAGCCCTTGACATATCTGCCGAGTAGCAGTTCTGTCAGCAGCCAGACTAATGCGTCCAGCCTGTCAGGACTCTTCTCGCCGGGTACCCATTCACAGAGCTGGTCTTCCAATTCGGGGAAGAACCCAACGTGATGTACTCGGCCTTGCTCGTATAAGGCAGAGACAGGCTCGGCTCTGGAATACTTACCCCTGGTGGCATGCAACTTCTTGACCAGAATGTTGGGGTCAATGGTCGTGATGTTGGATTCCACCATGTCTCCACCGTTATTGACCTCAGCGACTATTCTGTCGCCTTTGAATGTAGTGTAGTCCGAGACAGCAGCTGTACCCCAGCCTTGAGGCGAGGCTCGGAGTGAACTGTCTGACAGTATAAAGGCATGAACCTGTTTGTTGACGTAGCCGATTCCACCTGTAATGATACCAGTCTCAGCGGATTCCGATGTATTGCTGACTGCTGGGTCAATACTGGTGACCACAGTAAAGAGGGGTGGATGCTTGTGGACTCTGTGCTGCTCCAGTTCCTCTCGTTTCCATAAGGCGTCTGGATTGTCACCTAGGGTCTCACCTGCCAGCTCCTGACGGCCCAGCCTCGTTCCTTCATACCGTTCCAGGATGAACTTCAAGAACTGCGGATTCAGATTGTCCTTGTTCTCCAGTGTGTGAGTTCTGGTAACTACTACGTCGTTATCTCGTTCCAGCTTCTTTATAATAGGTATAGCTCTAGGAGTGGTGGTAACGATGCACTGCGGTGCGTCTCCAATGCGGAGGCCCATCATCAGGTTGTCCCACATCTCCTGCGGGTTCTCAAATTTGGCTAGCTCGTCTACCCAAGCCTTCATGTGCTGTGGGCCCCTGAGCTGGTCAGGCTCATCACCGGAATACGTAATAGCCAGAACGCCATTCGGCCATACCAGATGTCTCTTGGTCGGCTCGTACTTCGGCATGAACCAGGGTGGACTGCATTGCATGATGGAACTGTCACCAGTCTCCACTATGATGTCTCGAATGTCTGCCTTGGTCCGTCCTACCAGTGCAATCGGACTGTATCCGTCCTTCGCCCACTGGATAACTGTCTCAGAACCAACACGAGTCTTGCCTCCACCTCTGCCTGACAGCAGTAGCCAGATATACCAGTCAATGGGTGCAGTCTGATTCTCTCTGCGCCAGAGGCTCCAGTCATATAATAAGGAAAGCGCCTCTTCGTCCGACAGACTGGTCACCAGCTCCACTGCCTTGGCTCGCGGAAGCGAAGTTACCAGCTCCTTGAAGGACTGTCGCTCCTCAATGGCTACTGCCATTCGTTATCCCTCCTGCTTTCTGGGGCCCCCATGTGCGGTGAGGGGTAGGATAGGGTGACCCTCTTCTGATAAAACACGGCCTGGGGGGTAGAGCGTCCTGTGTCAGTCCTCATCATCATCCCCCTGGTCCTCTTCAGCGGTCTTGAGTATCTTGTTGAGTCTCTGGAGCAGGACGTCCTTCGGGTCTAGTTCTCCTGCGGCATGAACTGTCGCGTCGAGCTCAACGGATTCCTTAGGCTTGCCCTCGATGCGGTCCAGGACTATAGCCAGCAGTTTGTTGTCAATGGTCAGACCTTGCCTCAGCTCACGTACTACCTTAATAGCTATGAGTTCCAGTTCTGAGGCTTCCATGAGCGAACCGTCCGCTCGCCTGAATCTCTTGCGCTTGGTCAGCTCGGCGCGTAGCTTGTCAGTGAAGCAGAGTTCCTTAGGAGGTCGACCGTTGGGATTGTTGGTCTTCCCTTTCTCGGTCTCGCTCAAACGAGTGTCGCCGGTGCGCGTACTCTTGTTTTTCTCACTCTTTTTACTCATCAGCTTCTCCAAGTTTTGAATCTGATAACAGTATATAAGACCAGTTATCCAGCTGTAAATGGGTTAAAGTCCACTCACAGGAGCCTTCCATTATATATATTAAAGTCCGGAGCCTGCCGTCCTAGCGCCTGTCGCGTGTCGCAGTATTATAAATAATACATGCGACGCACGTCTGTCTGGTGCTCTCACTCGACGCGACGAAGCTCGGCGACACGCTTGCCAGATAGGAATAGTGTCGCGAGTGTCGCCTAAGTGTCGCCAAGCTCAAAATATGGCAAAAAGGGCCGCGACACCCCCGTTTTTGAGCCTAAGTGAGCATTTTGGGGCCTTCGGAACCCTTGATAGTGAACCTTTCTGCCAGTCCCAGCGCAATCAGAGGGATAAGTAGGTCAAAAGTACTGGGAATACAGGGTACTAAAATAGGGAATAAAGTCTGTCCAACACATTTACATCCAAATTATTAAGGTGATATAATGTCAGAGTACGCATACAGATAGGAAGGAGGACAGATGAACAAGGCACTGGCAGCCACTTTCGCAATCCTGTTATCTCTGGACGGCGCTCTCACCTACTGGGCAATCAACACCGGCCAATTCACCGAGCAGAACCCACTCATGGCACCTATGGCTGGAAGCCCGGTCTTCGTTCTGTATAAGCTGGCCACAGCAGTCATCGCTATCCTTATTATAGGCTGGCTTACCAGTAAGGTCCCCAGAATGCGCCGGCTAACCAATCTCGGCATGGTTGCAGGCAGTCTGCTCTATGTAGCAGTTCTGGCAACGAACCTCTGGGAAGTATTCACCACTATATAATTGGAAGGAGGAACTATGGCAAAGTACAAGCAGACAGAGGAACAATTCACAGTCGAGGAAGGCCTTGACACCTGTGAAATGCCTTGACACCTGTGAAATTGAATCTCTCCGCGACGAGATGACAGAATGGCGCGACAATATGGATGGCACCGGCCTGGAGAACACCCAGAAGTATGAGGCCGTCTCAGAAGCCGCGGACCAGCTGGACAACGTCGACAGTATCACCTTCGACGACCTTGACTCAGTAATGGAAGAGGCCGAACTGGCAGATGACATCAAGGCTCTGACCTACAAAGCTATTCTGATGGTTCCTAGAAGCCGCAGACAGTCTTCGTCCAGGTCTGTCAGACTGAGCAATGCAGTATCCACTCTGACTGGTGCACTGGACTGCATAGAGGCTTATCTGGCAGAGCTACCGGAATCAGATAAGGTCACGGACATCCAGACAGAGGTGGACAACCTCAGAGGATTGGTGGAGGAGATGGACGGCGTTGAGTTTCCAGGGATGTTCGGCTAATGAACAGAGAACCAGTATACACACCGGAGGAAGTGGCCAAGTATCTGAAGGTCAATGTCATCACTATCGTTCGGAGTCTGAGAAGCGGAGACCTGAAAGGATTCAAAATAGGTCTCAGGCTCTGGAGAATAACCGAGAGCAGTCTGAATGACTTCATGAAAGGAGGAACAGGTGGTAACTAACTCAGAGGATGTATTGGAGCAGCAGATAGCCATCTCAGAGGCAGAGATGGTGGCTTTACGCGAGTTCCCCACTGAAGGCTGGATTCGCTCGAAGTATGACATCCCCTATTCCAAACTGCCTTACTGTTATAGCCGCAGGCATATTGGAGAGCGAGGTGACCCACTGGCAGGCACTCACATGTTTCTATTCAGAAGTAGGCCACTGACTGACTCCAGACGCAGAGCCTGGTCACCATCACCGTCCACAGCTGAGAGGACGTATTCTTACAGACTACCGATAGGAGGCGTAGATGCTTAAAGGATGCCACTTCCATATCAGACCTGAGACCGACGACTATATTGCCGAGGTCGACGGCAAGCAGTATCGGTGCCACTCAATCAGAGGAATCTTCAAGGCAGCCAACGGCAGATGGCCGAAGGACCTTGAGGAGACCAACAAGTTCATCGAGATATCAATAAGAGGAGGTAAGAATGGGTAAAAAGGAACAGGAACGTTTCTCAAAGGAGGG